CGCCTGTATGTTTGTACTGGCATAGTCTTATGGTTTAGCCTTGTATTTTCTCACCAAGTTAATGGAAAAGCCTATAAATTGAACAACCAATAAAGGTATGATAATAGCACCAGCCCAAGTTGGAAAGTCGCCAGTAAGTACCATTAACAAGACCATTATCCTGCTAAGTATTAAATCTATTTTTTTGCTCATAGTTTACGGTTTATGTTTGCTAAATTAGAATTAGAATTTAGCTATTTGAGATAATCGGGCATAGTCTTTCCGAATCTCCTCTAATTTAGTATTGGAAACTTTTATTGTGTTTTCTTTTTCTTTTTGAGCCCAAAATCTCTTTGCATCATCATTATAAAGAGTTGGTGTCTCTTTGATTGGTTTTGCCATGGTTGTTCTATTGTGGTGAGTGTGTGTATTTTGTAGCAAATTTTACTACAAATACAGTGCGAAGATAAGTTTAATTTCAACTTTCGTCAACTTTATTACACTCACTCAAACGTAGAACTAAGGTATTTTGTTTCATTACCTAGGTATCTTTCGGGGTGGCTATAAAACTTGGGATATTGTTCTTGTGGTGTCATGGCTGGTTTTTTAATTGCTGTTCAACGTAGCCTTCAATCTCCTTTTCGATGTCGTCAGCTAAGTCCCATTGTTCGCATTCCCTAGCGTCAAGCCATACTTTGTATTTATCTTCATCGCTAACAGCCTTACTTAGTTTATGCTTTAGGTAAAGGTAGACTATTTCGGTTGCTCTGTGTGTCATGGCTTGATTGTGGGTTTAGTTATCTTAACTACCTTTATTCGTATCTTGTACTTACGCACAGGCTCTCCGAATTTTGTTACTGGCTTACTCATGGTTTAGCTTTTCTTTGAGTATTTCAATTGCCACATAAAAACCTTCGCAATACCCTCCAGACCAACAGTCACTATCTCTATCCCTACCAAGCATATTCCCCTCGTAGATTTCAATAGCTTCCTCAATAGCCTTTGTTTGGGCTTCGTAAAGGGCTTTGTAATCGGGTTTAATCCCATCGATTTCGAGGGGGTTAGCTTGTAGGTATTCGTCTACTGTTTGCAAGGGTTCTCCTTCATCTCTAGCCCATTCATAAACTTCTGTCTTATTCCAACTATGAGTAGCTGCAAACGGATTATTGCGCCGTCTAGGTGGTCGGCTATTGGTTGTGTGTTCATAACAGTTCTTCTGGGTAAGGTGCGTTTAAAATTTCTTCGGGTGCAAGTATTGCCAATGCATTACAAATGCCTTTTTGCTCCTCGCACATCTCACGGGCGTATTGCTTGATAGCTTCTATGGCTTCATTGTCCATTCTATTGATGTAGCTTTCATTATCACTATCCCATATTGAATTGTAGTGTTTTTGCAGTATTTCCTCGGGTGTCATGGCTGTTGGTTTTTAGTGGTTATTGAAAACGGATATTGCGACCTGCATAATATGGTTGTGATAATTCTTTTGCCATTTTTTGTTGCAGCTTAGTTTCAATGTATTCTTTATACTCGGCAGCACCATCAGCCGTTAGGTCAAAATGTTGTTGTATGCTTTTAGATATTGTAAAAAAATTGTGGTTGCCTTTAGCGCATTTGTTGATGTGTGATTTTACTAGAGCTTTCATAGCTTAACTGTTTAGTGATACATCAAAGATAATCATTAAATCAATACCTTGTATGTTTTTGAGTAAATAATTTATTAACTTAGCTTTTCTTTGAGTCGGGTTTAATCCCATCGATTTCGAGGGGGTTAGCTTGTAGGTATTCGTCTACTGTTTGGACTTTCCCATAATGCTGCTCATAAGAATTGCACCAGTCGGAAATATTTAAGAACGAAAATGTTTTCTTGTTACTCTGAACAAAAACAAAGCCCTTAGATGTATTAAGCAGGTCAAGTCTTTTATACCCCAACTTTTCCAGCACGGGCGCAAGCCTGTCCCATTCGATTTGGTTTCTTACTAGGATTGGTGTCATGCAAAGTAGTTTTTAAGTATTTGCGGCTCTATGCCGTTAAGTATCTCAATTGCTTCTCTAGTTGTGGCTTCACCTTTGAATTTTGCACCACCAAACTGATAAGACCACCCATAAAGGCTTGGTTCTATAACATTATGAACTGAGTCATAGTGAATCCCATAGTACTCACCTTTGCCGTCCCAATCACCGTTAAGCTCTTTAGCCACTGCACGAAGGATTATATCGGCTGATGCTTTGGGGTCTAACACATATCCATTTAATGAAACTAAAGATAAATCGTGGGCAAATCTATAAGGGCTTACACATAATCCAATTAAGCACCTATCCAACCATTCAGCATCATACACGGGCAACTGTTCAGTATTACTTATCAGTTCGTTCTTTGCCGCTAGTTGGGCTTCCAGTTCTGCTATCCTTGCTAGTGCGTTGGTAAGGGTTTGCTTGTCGTTCCAAACCAAATTATTATTACCACTTATAGGATTGCCGTGCATATCCGTGTTAACGCCTTTTATCGGATGTATGTTTTCAATATTACTTAATGGTTCAACCTTTGCCGCTAGTTGGGCTTTTAGTTGGGCGTTCTCTTGCTCTAGCTGTACGTTTTTTACAGTCAAATCGATTATGTAACCTGCAATCTGTTCCGTTGTAGGCTTTTCGGTTGTCGCACTATTTGCGCCTACTGGGCGTGGCTTATTGTGAATATTGTCTTTAAATACTGCCATTGGTTTAGTCTTTTAGTAAATTTACGAATTAATCCGCTAATTATCAATTGTTTACCGCATTTAAAACGGTGTAATCTTTGGTGCGATAATAACATACATGAGGCTTTACATCAAGATAAGCCACGCCCTCGATTATCTTTGCTTGGTACACCGCCCCGCGCTGCAAGCCTAACTTAGTGTCTTGCTTTCCGTGGTATGTCACCAGTTGTTTAGGGGATGTAAGTAGCTTTAAACGGATTATTGCGCTATCCATTGTGTCGGCTATTGGTTGTGTGTTCATGACTTTAATTGTTTAATGTTTATACAAGTTGGTTTTCACGGATAATAATACGGGCTACCGCTATCTCTGCATCGGCTTGGTATTCAGCATCTTCATCACTGTTAATCTTACGGTACATATTAACGTACAGATAGCTGTGGTTCATGGTGGCTTCATAAATCCTGCCGTCAATAACCGCATCTATGTTGTAATGACCGTAGCGAGATGTACGGGTAGCTGTTACGTTGCTAACTTCAAATGTTGCATTGCCTACTTTTACGATGTGAGTTGTCATTGTGTTTAGTTTTAATTGTTAGTGATACAACAAAGATAATACTTGTTTCAATACCTTGTATATTTTTAGGCAACTTTTTTTATTTAATTGCTGCAATTAATTACTACATCGTTCCAAAACTTAACGCCACCAACGGTTTTGCTCCAATAAAACCCAAACAAAATAAAATCGGTTAGGCTTTCAAATTCCTTCACATCGGTACGGGCGTTATAAATGTCCTCGTGCATCGACACGGGTAATTTATCCAACCAATAATCAAATGGGAACGTCATTGGTAATATCTTCAAATGGGTCAAAGTCGTCTTCATTAGGTCGCTTTATTTTTGGTGTGGCAATAGGTTCTATTTGTTGAAATTCGTTTACCTCTTTGTATGTGGCAGTTTCTTTGTCATGGGTAAAGTTCACTACGCCTTGTTGCCCTAGTATACCCTCGAACTTTACCTTCCAAATATGCACGTCAACAATACCCGTGTCAAAGTTACGGTATACGGTTATACCCATGTCGGCTTTGTTGTAAAAGTGTGCACTATCCGATACGTTGTAACCCGTTGGCACTTTATACGTCCCGTCCTCGTTCTTTAGCATCTTGGTAGGGTGCGCCACCAAAAACACGGCACAATCCAGTTTGGTATTGAATAGCTTTATTTTTGTCAGTGCTTTGCTGATGTATTGGTTTCCATTCATGCCGTTTGGTATCTGATGGTCTACCGTGTTCCAAGGGTCGATTATCAAACAGTTAACGCCCTTTTGAACTACTAACTGCTTTCCTATGTCCAATATGTTCTCTAGTCCGAAGTCGTCATTGTCGGGCATGATAAAAAATATACGCTCGTTAAGCCATGCCACCGTGTCAAGTAGTTCTTTTTCGCTCATCCTGTTATGACCGAAAAACGCTTTATTGTTCAGCATACGGGCTAACCTTTGCAAATGTAGCTGTGGTGGGTGCTCGGGTGAATACACGGCAAACTTCCAGCTGCTGTATTCCATTAGCCTGCATACTATCTGGTCGAGAAACGTGGACTTGCCATGTGAGGGTACACCAGTAACCATGTACAACATCGGCACCCATCTAATGAATTTATCGAGCGTAGGGAAATTAACCCCGTTGCCGCTGTCGAAACCGTTATGGTAAATGTCAAGTAGCTGGTCTTTGAAGTTGTTGACCGTTTGCGCTCCTTCGATAGGGTAAGGCTTGGCGTTTATTATTGCGTTTCTAAGGTGTTCAATCCCGTCTACCTTACCTAGTGTGGTCAGTACCTCGTTAGCGTCCTTAAACTCGCCCAAATCGATTATAAAACACTTTTCACGTCCTACCCTGCGGCTAAGTTCTTTTTGTAAATGTTGCCCTGCTGGGTCGTTGTCGATGCTCAAATAAATTTCCTTAACCCCCAAAAGTATGTCGATGTCGTTATCGATGTACTCAAACTTGGTGTCCGAGTATTCAGCGTTTGGCGGTAACGCTCCATCGGGTACGGATATGCCGTAATTGAACCCTGCTTCCTCCCAACTAAGTGCGTCCCATTCGCCCTCGCAAATAATAGCCGTGTCCTTTACGTCATCTATCTTGTAGAAGTGCTTGGGTGCGCCCTTTATTTGTGTAAATTGTTTTTTGGCGGTTCTGAATTTAGTGTTGACGTGTTGACCACTCTTGAAGTAGTTGAACCAAATGCAATTCATTTCTTTGTTTTCCGCTGGTATGTACCTCATACCCTCGGTTATCTTGTTGCGCTTGATTGTGGTTGTGGATATGTGGCGGCTTTGGAAGTAAGCAAACATCTTTTCGCTAAGGTCGGTAGTGTTAAGTTTTGGCATATTCACCACTACCACCTCTTTGGGCTGGAACTTGTGTTTGCTTCCACTAGCACCGCAATGATGGCACTTGTACAAAGCCCTGTCCAAATCCACGCTCAAACACTTATCCGTCTTTTTCTTACGGGTGTGGCTGCATTCAGGGCAAGTTGTTTGTATAGTGCCTGTGGTGCGGTTGCCTAGCTTTATATCTTTCCATTCCATAGTTATCCTAATCTGCTTACGTCAAATCCGTAGTGGTTCAATTTTGGTTTCTTTTCGGTTGTGGTTTCAAAATCCACCGCAAAGGGATTAAGGTGCTCACCTGCTATCATTTTCTTTAGGCTAGCAATGGCATGGTTAGTAGTTTTGCATTGTCTTAAAAAATTACTCAATGCTTGCGCTTCGCTGATGTCGGAATTGAATTTGCGGTTATGTGCTTTGTAGCGTACCACTATCCAAGTTTCCCAAAGTTTGGATATCTTGGTTAGTGCTATTTTGCCGTCTTGTGTGCTTTCCAGTTTTGTTTTAAAGTCGGTAGCAAATGGTATTTCCCATTGTCTTTCGTATATCGGCTTTTCAAAAATTGTTCGAGTGCTCTCTCTTTCTTTTATAGTATTATCTATTATAGTATTATACTTAACCGTAGGATTAATAGGGGTATTAACTTGTGTGTTAATAGGTATTGCTTGGTCAGTTAATAGGTCTTGCTTTGAGGATTGTGAGGGTAGGTAAGTAACTAAAGGGTATAATTTACGTTTATTGCCAGCCGCTTTGTCTATTTCACGCTTTACATATCCGTAAGCTTCCAGGTTAGTTATCCAGCGGCTAATACTTTGAACCGTACAATCAAATATCTTTGATAGATAGTCGTTAGATGACCAACAAAAGCCATATTTATTTGATAGTGCCGTAATTTCAGCATAAAGTAATTTTTCATCGCTACTTAACCGTTTATCATGCCTAACCGTTGCGGTCAATATAGCATAATAGTTGCCTTCATTTTCCATAAAAAGAAACCCCCTTGTACTTTCAGCTAGTCCGAATAGCCTACGGTAACAAAGGGGTTATAAGATGTCTTTTAAAATACAATAGCGTTTTTCGGACTCGCCAACTGTATTATCGTTCCGCTAAGTTACAAATTAATCTTCAATATTCCTAATTTCTAGGTTTTCAAATTTTTGAATAGCGCAAGCCCTATCCAGTTCATACTTGAATAGGTTGTTTGCCTGTTTAAGCAAGTTTGCCTGTGCCTTTGCTTCATCTACATCAATTGCTTTTGATTTTAGCAACATCATTGTGTCAAACGTGTGGCGCAATAATTCTTTCGTTGTTACGTCTTTTGTGCTTTTCATTTTGTTAATTGGTTTATTTCATTAATAAAATCATCTATACTCGTTACTATTACTGAATCGTTTATTTTTGGCGGCAAATTAGCTTCTGCTAAATCCTGTATTTCCTCAATAAGATAATTCGGCAATTCATTTTCCCTAATGTATCGAATTGCTTTTGTCATGCTATTCAATAACTTTTCACGGGAAAAAATATAGTCTATGAACTTATACTTTGTTGATATGGACATATCGCCATGAAAGTTATTATGGTATAAAAAATGATGTTCGTAAACGTATTCTTTATGCATCATACCTTTAAACCATTCTTTATTTAACTTTTTAATTTTAACGGCATTTTCGGTTGATACTGCCGCTATGTTAGAGTTTTTTATTGCCGCTCTTATTAATTGCAATCTCCATTCTATTTCCGAAGGTGTATTTAAGCACTGATTATAACTAACAAGAATAAAAGTACCTTGGATAACCGTAGGGAAATGAACTTTGCAGCAACCATATGAATTGCAAAAATATTTGCTATGCTCGTTAAGCACAAAGTGCTTTATATTGTCATTTTCCATAAAACAAGAAGCCCTTTTGCGCTTTCACCTAATCGCAATAGGCTACGGCAACAAAAGGGCTATAAGTTAATTTGTGATACTACGGTTCTGTTTTTGCGATTCAGCAACCTTAGTTTATTATCGTGGCACTAAGTTACAAATTACTTTTCACTTTGCAAAATTTTTACGGTGCAAAATGCCAGCGGTGTCAACATTTACCGCACGGGTACTAATCACAAAGTCCACGCCCTGTTTAATTACCAGCGTGTCGCCTTTGATAGTGAACATATCCGTTACTTGTTTGGGCAATGTTTCGGGGCAAGTGCATGGGTTAATCTCACGCTCGATTGCCATTCCAATAGCTGCGGAAAAACTTATCATTGCCAGTAAAGAAAACAATAATGGTATTGGTTTCATAACTCAATCGTTTATACGGTTATCGAATTTACTTCTCCTAAGTTCAAAAAACCCGTCCAGTTCGGGGTAATCCTGCATCGCCTGTCTTGCGAACATAGGAGTGGTGTTGTTATTGATTTTAAATTTACCGCCATTTTCAGCAACGCTGGTGAAGTATCTTACCACTTCCAGTATTGCCTTAGCGGAATAGCGTTTAAAGCCCTTAGCGTGCATTTCTAGGGCTATTTTTAGAAATTGAGGGTAAACGGTGGGGTGTTGCTCGTTGTACTCTTGGAAGTTCATGTTATAAAGTTTTGGTTAGTGCCAGCGCATAGCCAGCGAAAAAATTTCGGGTTGGTACAACCTTTTAGTCTTTGCTCGAGATTAAACTCTATTTCCTTTTCGGTTAAGTCTGGCTTGTTGTAGTAATGATTGCGCTGTGATGAAGCGTATTCCATCAAGTAATCGTTTTCGTCTTTTTCTACGGTCTTAACTATCAAGTTGCTAATATGGGTATTTAGCTTATTGCCGTCTTTTGTTTTGACCGCTGTAACCCGTTTCCCTTCCGCTAAAAATGTTTCGGCTACCATAGTTAATAAGCTTATGTAGTAGCTCTTATCATCTTCATCTTTCAACCTCATACAAAAGCCGCCTTTACGCATTATTGGCGTTAGCCATTTCTTATCTTGCCTGTCGTAAACGTGTCCCCTGTTACTTAAATAGTAGCGGTCATTGTAGGGATAGGCTCTTTTCCCAATTGCGTTCTTTTGCAATCGCATGAAGTTGTCTATTTCACATTGGCTCATTCTTGTAAACCCTCCTGCTTTCTATTTTGTCAATCAATGCCTGCCGTTGTTCCCGTGTCGGGTTCATCGGGTGTCCTTTCGGGAACGTCCGAGTATTGGACTTCTGCAATAGGTTGTCTTTGAGCAACTCCTCTATGTTCCGTTGCATCGCTTTTGCCTTTTCCTTACGCCTGTCGATACGTGCTTTCTCAATCTTATAGTAGCACGGCTTGCAGGTGTAGCAATTCAATACACCGCTTTTCTTGAAGTAAAAGTGCTCACGGGTTTTAGGCAATGTCTTGTTGCATTCGTTGCAGATGCAGTCGCTCCCGTATGGTACGTCCTGTTGTCCTAATCTCCTAGCCATGATTGATTTTTCTTTGCGGTATGTAATCGGGTGTACCGTATAATGGTTTTCTGTTAGGCAATACCGTTTTATCTTCGATTTGCGGGCTTAACGGGTGTCCGTTGGGTATTACCCTAGCGTTTGCCCTGTTAGCGTCTTGCAGGGCTGCTAAATTGGCTCGTTGCCGTGCTGCTTTTTCGCTTAGTTGTTTGCGCTTTGCCAGTTGGTAAGCCCTTTGCTTTTCGTTTCGTTCTTTGTTTGTCATTACAATAGTGTTAGTTGGTTACAAGTACTTGCCGCAGCTGTACAATTCTTTACTGCCACATCGAAATAGCTATCTTTTAATTCAATTCCAATACCACGTCGACCTAACTTTACAGATTCGTAAACTTCGCTTCCAATTCCTAAAAATGGAGTAAAAACAACTTCATTTGGATTGCTCCACATTTGAACGCATCTACGTATTACAGATAGCTGAAGAGGTGCGATGTGCTTTTCATCACCCATTGCAGTGCCCTCACGGTTGTTCAATACGTCAGTTCGTTTAATATCCATCCACGATTGAGTTGTATATTGCTGTTCTACCTCGGCTAAGTGTTCAATGTCTTCTTTTTGCACTGGCCATACTGGACTTGCCCAAGATTGCCATGTGTCCAAAGGAAAGTTAGTAGCGTTTTTATTGTTTATAGGATTCCAATCTTCTTCATTGCCATCCCACTTCCTAAATACTGTGACGTACTCGGGCAAACCTACGCCAGTATAGCTACTATCTTTGCGCAGTTGTTTGTATAGTAGTCTTTGTGTTTTAGTTCGCTGCATTTCAAGTACGGGGTCAGTCCAAATGTTAATTTTAGAGTGGTATTTAAAGCCAGATTCTTCGACTACCCGGTGGTGCGCTCCAGTAAAGTCATACAGTCCTGTATAGCCGCTTGAATTTTTGTAAACTGCCAAGTCTTTAGTATGGCAACACATTAACCGTCCTGGCTTCAGTATCCTGTATAGGTCTTTGAGCAAAAACAAGTATTGCTTAAAAAAGTCGTCATGGCTTTCGTTGTTACCCATATCATGTATGTAGTTAGAATAGGTAAATAAGCTACTAAATGGGGGGCTAAATATAATTAAGTCAACTGAATTGTCAGGTATTCTAGCAATCTCAATGCAACTATCTCCTTTCATTAGGTGGAACTTATCTGTTTTTACCTCCTTAAAGTCATAGGTATTCAATAGCCCAAATTTGTCGCCATTTATAAATTTGTTCATTTCAGCTTGCATTTCTAAAAATTGAGCTTGTTTTCTCTCAATTGCTTTGGTTACGTTTTCCATTGTGTCAGTGGTTATGAAGTAAATATTTACGTTGTTTTTTTGACCGTATCTATACGACCTTCGAATAGCTTGATATAAACCTTCAAAACTAAAGTCGGGGGCGGCAAATACTTGGTTATGGCAATGTTGGAAGTTCAACCCGTATTGTGCTATCTTTTTCTTTGTTACCAATACTCGAAACTTGCCATTCTTAAAATCCAATAGCTTTTGTGCTTTTGTTTCAGCTGGCTCTGAACCGTTAACGGAAACGGCATCGGGAACTAGCTTTAGTATTGCGTCCTCTTCGGCATTTTGATTAACCCAAATTATCCAAAAATCACTCGAGTTATTGACTATCTCAGCTACTTTATCTAATCTAGGTACTAATGTTAATCTCAACTCCTTATTGAACTCAGTAGCAGATACATTAGACTGATTGAATAACATTCCGTTATTCCTGTTGCCCGTTTTAATCTCATGTTCAATGAAGTTCAATGACGGAAGATTATAACCAACATCATTAAAGCCTAAGTCTTTTGGGTTTGTAATCATTATAGCCCAACTACTAATCCAGCCGTAAAAATCAACTTTAGCGTGGTGCTTTAGACGGTAATTATTCATGCCCTCGTCCCTAACGAACCACTTTGCCCTCATATCTTGTGCATCAAGTACATCCAAAAACTCGCTATGGTTGCCAATTTCGTTAAGGTCGTTTGGGCTTGGTGTTGCGGTGCAAGCTAACTTGTAGGGTGTTTGGCTAAACTCGTCAATTAGTTTCTTTTTGGTTTTGCCTGTAAAGTTTTTAAGTATGCTACTTTCGTCTAAAACAATACCAACGTACTGACTGACATCAATATTATCAAGTTGCTCGTAATTGATAATATCAATATTCGACATACCAATATTAAACTTTTCAGCTTCTTGCTTTGTTTGCTTTACTACTGCTAACGGTGCAAGTATCAATACTTTTTTATTTGTATACTCGGCAACCCGATATGCCCACTCAAGCTGCATAAAGGTTTTACCCAATCCACAATCAGCAAATATTGCAAATTTACCAGCTATTAAAGCTGTGGTTACAATATGCCTTTGAAACGGCAATAGTAACGGGTTTAATTCTTTAGGCTCAAAACCACTATGGATAATGGTCTTGGCTTTGCTTTCTAAAAATTCTAAATAGTCGTTCATTGTAGTACTTGGTTTATAGAGTTAGCGGCATCAATCACTAACCACAGGACTGCTATGGCTAGTATTATCTTTAGTAGTCTTTTCATTGCTGGTTAGGTTTTGAGAAAATCATTAGGCAATCACCAATCACTACGTAGTGTAACGTGCAATCGGTCATATCAAACAATGCTTTGCGCAGTTCTTTGTTGCTCATTTGGACGTGGTCGAGCGAACCGAACAAATGGTCGTTGTCGAACAACATACGCTTTAGTTCTAAGTTGGTGGCTGTTTTCATTTTAGTTTGTTTAGTGGTTAAAAAATTACAGTGTAGGATGCTGCGCCCGTGGGTGGTTAGTTTATACAATGTGTTTGTATCCCTACCATTACAGAACCGTCCTGTTTTGCTAGTGTTTTTGCCTTTGCTTGTGCATCTTCTTTTGAGCCAAATACACCATCTATAATCAAAGAGTTTGTTTTTGGATACCACAACGTTACTACGTAAACTTTCATTTTTGGTTTGTTTTAGTTGATTACTGAATTACTATACACCAAAGATACAACCTTTTGCAATACCTAGTATATTTTTACAAAACTTTTTTTAGAATTATTTTCACTTACTTCAAAAACCCTAGTGTTTTAGCATGTTTCGGCTTGTCGTGTATCTCGTTGTGGCAGTTCCTGCAAACAGCCATCCAAGTCGGGGTGATTAGATAATACTTGTTGCGGTCAGCACCTGAATGGGTGTGGTGTATTTCGGTGCTTGCGCCCGTGCAATTGGATAACCTAGCTTGGCAGTACGGGTTGTTGGTTAAGTACTCGCTACGTAGCTTTAAATATACTCTGTCGTCTTTTGCCCGTTTAGCTGACCGCTGTTTAATCGGCTTGGGTGTTTTCTTGGCTTTCGGTTCGGGCTTTGGTACTGGTCGGAACGGTCTCATTGTAATCTTTTATGTGCTCTAAAATAGTTTCTATCATTATAGAGTGCGCCTTATCAAGTCCGTCCCTTTTGCCAATACCTTTCAAATTAGGTCTGTGTTGTAATCTATCATGCACTTTATTGGCTTCGGCATCTATTTTTTTAAGCCCATACATAAGGCCAAGTTTAAGCCGCTGGTATTTTAGTTTTTGCTCATTATATAGCTTTTCAAAATCTTGCATTGGTTTATGTTTTATTGGTTAATAATTCAATGTCATCAAAGAATTGTGATTTATTGAGCACGGTGTAACGTAGCACCTTCCAGCCTGTCAATTGCGCTTGGTTGTACTTCTCGCAGTCGTTTGTAAAGCCCGTTACGGTTGTGTGTCTTGACTTGCTGCTGATTATTCCTTCAAACTCCACTAGCACGTTTAAACTAGGTATTGCTATATCGGCTCTCCATTTACGTGTTGGGTGGAACCTGTGCTCCAGTACATACTCAATACCTTTGGACTGCAGCCATAAACAATAGTTGGCTATTTGTGGGCTTTGCTTCATGCTTTAAAGATACTAAAAAAGCCCTATAATATTTTACAGGGCTTTAATGTTACTGTTGGTCGTATGGTAGCTTATTCCATTTTGCCAATTCATTTCCATAGACCCATGTGTCTTGCAGCAATGCAACTGCAAATCCGTATTGCGTACCGCTTAATCCAACGGTGTCTGCGTCATAGCTAGCTTGCTTCGCTACATCCTTTACTCCAAATCCGCTATTCATTCTAGCTTGCATAAGTTTAGCCCATTGTTGGGCATACACAAACACAGCATTGCCATAACCGTCTTGGTTTCTACTGTGCCATTCATCAAATAATGCCTTATCACTATACTCCATTACAATTCCAAACGTTTCGGCTTCGTAGTCCGCTAAACGTTTGGCTTGCTTTGCATGATATTCCGCTTGACGCTCCGCCTCTTTCCTGTCTTGCTCTGCCGTTTTCTCGACAATAAGATTAGCCACATCAATAGGATATTCTTCATAGCATTCGGGTCCGATTGTTTCCCATTCCATTAGATGGGCATTATTGTAGTCCCTCAATAAATGTTCACGGTTTGTTCCTTCATTAACAATACATAGGATGCCGTTAAATTCAAATTCTACATTTTTACCTAATTCAATAGATAGGCTTTTGGCTTCTTGTAATACTTTTTCAATGTGTTCACCAGCGTAAGTTTTTAGTTTGTGATTGTTCATGTTGTTTAGTTTTTACTTATCAAATATCGGCTCATTAGGGTCATGTACGTAAATATCCCACTCCGTTGCAGCGTGCTGTTGAATGGCGTTTTTAATCGTGTTGAACTCGTCTTTGGTTATTCCTTTAGGGCTGTCAGATAGGCTTATACGGGCTTTTAGCGTGGTGTCCAGTATAGGGTTATACTCCTCACGGAACATAAACAGTTCGTCTAATAAGGTCCTAAGTTCTTGCACGCTTACCGCTATGCCTTTGTTTGCAAAGCCGGATTGCAAATCCGAAATTACAACCCCAAAAAAGTATTTCCGTTGGCGGTGGCTGATGTTGTCCGTAACGGGTTCAATGGTTAGGGTGTACCATCCGTCTTTGAGTGCTTTAACTTGGCGGTCTAGGGCTACCCTGTTTACTTGGATAGCCCCGTTAACCACCTCACATGGCATCTTGATACTTTTCATTGGAACTGTTGCCCTTTGTTGCGCTTATCGTATTCGTCAATGATTGCGAACTGTCTAGCCATTTCCTCACGCTCCGCATCGGTCAGCGGTTCGGGGCGTGGTTTGCGCTTTTGCTTTGGGGTGTATTCGCTTTCGTCAAATCCTGCTGGTAGATTACTGTCTTGGAACGTAAATAGCATCGTAGTTCTTTTTGGCGGTTGTTAAATTCGGTTTCTTGTGAACGGGTACCCTCTATTAGTACCCGTTCAAATTGTTGGTTAAATAGTTCTTTGCTCATGGTTTAGTTGTTTAACCATTCCCTGATTTTAAAATCTGTTTTATTATCTTTTGATATAGCTTCGTTAGCCATAAACAACAATAATGCTGCTTTGTTATTGTTCCATTCTTCAGCGGTTATACCCATCTTTTTTGCTATCTCAATACAAGCGGTTATAAAATTCGGGTTGTGTACTAATTTTAGCCTTAAATCCATTTCTTTTTTGATAAATTCTTGTGCGGTTGTCATAACGGTTGTGTTTAATTGTTAGTGATGTAACAAAGATACAACCTTTTATAATACCTAGTATATTTTTAGGCAACTTTTTTTACCATTAAGGCAAAATAAATACTGCCGTAAATTAAAACGCCCACCCCGATTAAGAGATGGGCGTTTGCTCATTGTTTAGGGTTTCTCAAAATCACTAATACACTTTTCCGCTTCATCTCTAGTCCATACGTTTTTAACACGTTCACCCGTTTTTAACTCAATCCTCCAAGGCTTATTATTTATTTTCACTTGTGATGGGCAATAATATGCTACGCAAAACTTGCCCTTAACTGGTGTAGTATTTGGTGGGCTGACTATTATTTTGCCAGTTTGTTGGTCTATTTCGTAGGGTATTAGGTTTGACTTTAAATACTCAATTAATTGATTTTCATGCTTTCTCATCTTAGTTGGTTTTAATTGTTTAGGGGTAAATAGTTCTTGTATCATACTGAAGCGTTTTTGCAAGCGTCAATAAATCGTTTGTCCTTTTGCACCTTTACTGGTTGCTTTTTGAAGTACGCTTCAACGGCTGCACGTCCATCGCAATCCATCAATCCAGCAATAGCGGTATCAACTGCGTCCGCTAGCTGGTGGCTTTCCGCATCGGGGTCAACCATGCCCTCGTATGGTATTGTAAAGGTTTGCGTAAGGGCGTACTTGTGCGCTACTGCCATTGCCTTGTTACTGGCTTTGTCGCCGTTGTCCATACCTTCGCCACGGGCTTGGGTGCTCACGCTGCTGCCGTCCGTTGCCCAAAACGTAAACTTCATATCCACGATTGAGTAAAGTAACGGGCTGCCGCTTTTGGTGGTGCGCTCCTCACGAATAGCGTTGATTATCTCGCTAGTGGTAAATACCTCGTGTTTTGATAAGATAGGGTGTAGTGCGTTGTAAACGGCATCCACGCCCCGAAACTTGAAGCCTTGCCCTGCGTTGGTTTGGTTTTTGCCGATTGCGTCTATATCCTTTTGGATAGCCGCCATTTTTGTGAATATTAAATTGCTCATGTTTAGTTGTTTAGTGGTTAAATTATCGTATTCCATCCTTGTGCCCATCTTGATACTTTAGACTGCCGTACTCAATAATTAAATTGGCTAAAGCTTTTTTGTCTATGTTGTCTGAAAACAGCAACTCGGTTATTTCGCTGAATTTATCCGTTGCTAGTTTCCAATTTGGGGTTTCGTTTTCCATTGTGATTGGTTTAGTGGTTGGTATTCGGGTTAACTCTTTTAGATTGTAGAATGCGGACGGATTTAACTCCACTGGCTCGCCTAACTTGAATATGTATAACTCCACGTTGTACATATTCAAGTCGCCCCACTGGGCATTGGAGTAGACCATAACTAGTTTGGTTTCAAGACTAACCGTTATGTGTGCAAATGCTACCAAAGGTTTATCGGTGCTCATTGTGTTTGGTTTAGTGGTTAATGAATGATACAAAGATAAGGTTTATTTCGTTACCTTGTATATTTTTAGGCAAAATTAAAACGGCAAATCCGAAGAGTAATTATCTTCAGCTGGTGCACTTTGCTTTGCTTTGTACGTTACGGGCGTGTCGTTTGTTTGTTGGCTGCTTTCAATACGCCAAGCGTCAAGATTGGTGAAGTAAGATACTTTGCCGTCCTTTTCCCAACGGTTGCCACGGATATTGAAATGCACGGTTGCGATGTCGCCAGTAGAATAGCGGTTGAGTATGTCGCACTTGTCGCCTGTGGATTGGAACTTTACATAGTCGGTAATGGTGCGGTCGCCTATCTGCTTTTGCACTTCCAGCACAAACTCACGGGTTCTGAATTTCTCTGTCTTTTGGACTGTTTCGCTTATCTCGTGGATAACGCCTGTTATTTCAAAGTTCATTGCTTATAATTAAGGTTTAGTAAATCAATGTCAAGCCGTAAACGGCTGCCAGTATTAGTGCATAAAAACACAACATGGCTAAGTCAATCTGTCTAAATGGTCTTTTCATTTGGCGTGTTTTAGTGTTTCGATTGCAAAATCGCAAACGCCCTTAAATGTGTATTCAGCTTTTAAGCCATTTTTAGGCACTGTCTTGTGTTCCTTAGGGAAAGTATAGCCTAAGTTCGCCACGTGCTGCCTAAATGCTGCAGTAGTGCCTTTACGGGTGGTTAGGTCGCCCCAGTACATTGCCGCTTGTTCGGTGCTCAACGGGTTTTCTACGATTGGCATTAGCCTAATCAACTGAATTGCAAGGTCTTTATAGCCACATTCGATAGCTATGTGGATGCAGGTGAACTTATTTGCCGTGTTTTTAACAAAGTTGTCTTTAATCAACTGTTTGTGGTACTCTATTTCGTAAGATGTCATTGGTTTTTTGTTTGCACTAAGTTACAAAATATACCCTTAGCCTGTATATTTTTAGTTAAAAAAATAACCGCCACCAGCAAAACACAATCCTTTGCACAAATCGACATTCACTGGTAGCGGCTTTAGCCCGTGGGAGTTCTAGCTTAAATAAATAAGCTGCCCTACGGGGTTATTTTGTTTCCAACACTTCACGTAATGCTATCCAACCATCCGTAAATCCTTGAATGTACTGTTTTACTTGTTCCCTTATTTCGGGGTCTTCGGTATCAAAGTTGGTTACATACTGCATTGAGCCCAAAAAATCAAAACGGCTTTCAGCATTTACGTTTTCAAACCTTTTGTTAATAGCTGCATCCAGTTGTTCCCTTGGAAATTCATGCGCAATTTGTTTTTCTTTCTTGTTCATTGTGGTTAGTTTAAAAAGTTACCCGTGGACAATACGCCCACGGGCGGTAAAAAAACCTACCTAATACGCTTCTATGATTGGCGGATAGGGTATGTTATTCCCAAAACCTCCTAATTTGTCAATAATTAGGAGGTTTTATTATTAGGGACAATGGTCATTGTAGCTATCATTTTCTGGGTTGATAAAACCACCGTTCTAAACTGCTACATATATTTACAGATTGCCATTACCCCCTGTATTATAGGCAACCACGCTTTAGCCCCTAGTCAGTCGGCTTGCGCCCTGTTCGGCATTTATCGCATTTCGTGGTTGCCCGTATGTTTAAAGAACTTTACTCAATTCAAAATCCAAATCGGACTGCATTTCATCAGCCAAATCATTGAACCCGTAATGACGGGCAACGGCTATTAGGTTTTTGCTGTCTTTCACCCAGCCTATTGTCAACCTATCAAACCTGTTTCGGATTAGGTTGCGCATGATTTGTTCGTGTAGGTCTTTTACGTCTTGCATGGTTTAGTTATTTAGCCCAAGGTGAATTTGATTTAAGCATACGCAACACGGCAGGGAAAAGGTGCGTAAAGTCGTTTGCGGTTAAGCCATTCATACTGCCAACGGTAACTAAATGGTCGTAAAGTTCCGCTTCTGCTTTAGCTTCCTCTTCAGATGAGTAATGATGGTCTTTCCTATCCTCATTAGGATTATAAGTAAAGTTAGCAGATAATGCTGCTGGGTGCATCGGTTGGTATGTTTCCAAACCGCCTTTCTCAAATTTTACAGTAATTGCCATTGTGTTTAGTTTTTATCGGTTAGTAATTGCAGTGTAGGATGCTGCGCCCCGTGGGGGTTATTATTAGTTGTTGCTAATTCCTATGTAGCCATTATTAATCTCACGTTGTATTACTGTAGCCCTTAAAGAATAGAACTTTTGAAAGTTACTTTTGTTACCTAAAGCCCTAACCTTTGCGGTCTTGCCGTTCCACTCAATTACCTCTACTGGGAACTGACCTAATAATTTACTGCCTACTTTAATGTCGCTGATGTTTTTGCTAAAAGTTGTCATTGTGTTTAGTTTTAATTGTTAGTGATGTAACAAAGATACAACCTTTTACTTTACCTTGTATATTTTTGTTGCAACTTTTTTACAAGATTATTATAAGTTGTTGATTATCAACGCAATAATTTTAAATAAAAAGGGGCTGCCGAACCACCAGCAACCCCATCACTAACCAACTAAACCAACTTATGAAATTATATAAATGGTATGAAAGGTTTGATATTCTTCCAAAACCTCGCAACCAAGTAAACCAAAGTTACGATAATGGCTATCCACCACCATCTACGTAAAGTTAATAAACCTTTTGAATAAATACGCTCCCATGCTGAAATTTTTACATCAGGGCATGGTATTTTTTTAATAATGTATGTGGTGTCAGTTGGGCACTCAATAGAGACGTTATAAGGCACGAATATACTGTCAACCTTACTACGTACTATCTTCCACTTGATTACCTCGTTAGGTTGGCTGAAAACCGTATCTACATCAAAACGCCATTGTATTAGCGTGTCGACTTTATAACCGCCTGTTATTATGGTGTCTCTGAATATTACGGTGTCTTTAGTGCCGATATTGTGCCGTTCCGCTAGTCGCTCCTGTTTGGCTTGTAGCTTGCCTATCTTTTTGATTGCTCTAGCCTTGGATAAATCCATGACGCTGCAACCGCTTAACAGGATTAATAGTATTAGGTATCTCATAATGCTAAGTTAACGTATAATCGGTAATTTATCGAAGTGATACAATAAATAAGCTAACTGATACGATAAGCGGCATAAGTTATACTTTAAATAGCCCTAAGTTAGTGTATAATCGGTAATTTGTGGCAAGCCTTTACGGTTCGATATGATAATAAACCCTGCCGTGCCGCTGAAACCTAAGTCGTCTGAATATTGATTGCCAGTAAACACGCTAGGTACGGTTATCTTTCTATATTTGGAACTGTCGCACCCCGTTATACGGCTATGTAAATGCCCTGCCAGTACTAAATTGAACATATCCTGCCGCCCGTGGTTGAACACTAACGCCCCTATCTTGCTGTCTTTGCTATGTCCTTTGTCGCCGTGCACCAAGATGTAGTTAATACCGTCAATAACTTGTGCGTTAGTACTGTGGTTGTATGTAAATTTGATTGTTTTTAGCGATGAAGAGAGCATGAAACTTATAAGGTCGGCTATCTCCCCGTTGGTTTCTTCTTTGTTGCTTGCTGTTGGTCTGTCGTGGTTGCCGCCTACGCTGTTTACTTGGCTTAAATTGTTGATTGAGCACAAAAATTCAAGCAATATCGAATATGCTTCTTTAACAACCGTTACACCGTACATCCCCTGCTGCATAGACTTCCAGCTATTCGGGTGGTTCAAGCCCGTAAAACTTTCGATTAAGTCGCCTAGTATATTCACATGGACTTCCCTTGCACCTTGCTCGTTGATTATTTCGGCTATTTCTTTCAGCCGTGCCTTGCAAATCTCGTTGTTGTAGTCTTGGGTCATTCTAAGCCCTTCCACTTGTGCGCCAATATGTAGGTCTGTTATGGTGGCGGTGATGCAATCCGTCTTGTGCGGTTCGGGTATGCGTGTTATCCTGTACTTCTCGATTATCGGTAGGTGCTCAAGTAGTTCGGCTTTCAGTTCGTCCCCGAAAAACTTTGCCTTTGCGCCTTTTTCAAGTTCTGCCTTATAAGCTTTTAAAACTTCCTTCTCGTGTTGTTCTTGTAGTACGTGACCCGTGTCTTCAAGCTTAAGCCGTATTTTAGCCGCAACCATACCCTCACGCTCCTCTAGTGGGGTGTTGTCCCATGTGTAAGGCGAAAACACGTTAGAGTCCTTAAAAAGCTGCAACCTTGTTTTAATGCTATGGAATTGCCACGGCTTTAAGCCATGCTTGTGGCATATCCTACGTGGTGTATAATTACGCCCTTTGGTTGAGTACTCAAAAAACAACTGGTCCACAAACTCAACGGGCAAGTTGATTAGCCCGTGCTTCGTTTCCCAAACGTACTTACCGTTTTTTACCTCCCAACTTTCACCACCCTCGACCTCGACTTCTATTGTTTTGTCACGCTCACGGTAATACACCACCTTAACGTACTTGGCGGTTGACCCTGTTACCTCGGCTATTGCCCTAAAGTCTTTGGCTTGTGGCTTGTCGTACTTGGATAGTTCCGCCCTTATCTTATCGGTTGTGCTTTGCCCGTCAAATGCAAACTCCATCGGTTAGGTTTAAAATGAAAATAGCCTACTTCTGTAAGCTATCACGTAGTTCCTTTGCTTTGTCAAGATACCAACGCTCTTTTTTAAGGTCGGTTTCTATGGTCTCGTTGGGCTTGTTGCCCATTCTCATTCTATACTTGAATGCGTTGCACTCGCAATGGTTGATAACGGCTTGCACTCCAAACACGGCAACCATCATTTCGATAGTTTCTTTAGAATAGCTTTTGTAATGGCTTGGATTAATTTTATCAAAGCCATTATTGTTAGTAGCGTTATCACTCATTGTAGATGTTTTTCGGTGAAACTTGTATGCTAATAAGCCATTTCGGAACGTCAAAACTTGGACACGCTTTAGCTGCAAATTGGTTATGCCCTGCAACCTTTATGTCGGGGTGCAATGAGATAACATTTTTTACATAGCATTCCAGTTCGGTTAATTGCGCTGATGTCCTCGTGTCTTTCGGCTTGCCGCTCTTATCCGTACCGCCTACATAAACAACGTGCCTACTGATTGCGTTCATGCCTTTAGCACCGTTGGTTATCTCCCAAGGCTCGACAATATCGTTTTCATTATACGGCACTAGGTTTTCGGTACGCCCGTCTAGGTGTATCATGTCTGAATAGCCTACTTGCTTCCAGCCCCTGCCTTGTGGCGGTGGGCTTGTGTGCCAGCGTCTGATAGTGTTGGAAGTTACGGCACGTCCTTCGGGGGTGGCGGTGCAATGGATTATCAAATAGGTTAGTTTACTCATGCGATAAAGTTAGGTATTTATATTGAAATAAAAAAGCCCTAATAAATGCATATTAATTCAGTTGCTACCATAGTCCCGCCTATCCTGCACTACCTCTAAAAAGACAATCCTTTAAAAAAGGAAAGCATTAGAGTTAGTATAAGGCAATAGACAGTTAAATAAATAGAGGTGTCTATTCTGTCAATCTATGAAGTCCCACATCCTGCAATGGGCTATTCTAACATAATTATACACCACTGTATAATCCAAGCTATCGGTGTGCAGGCTAGGTTGTTATCGGGTGATGCCAGTGCCTAGATTTTAAACTTCGCTTGTTATGCCTACTTCAAAATGACTTTAGTTTTTGTTTGCGTGTGCCTCTCGTCACAGTTTGCCAGCAGTACCAAGTATATCAACTGCCTATGTAAAAAAAAGATAGCCACTAAGTGTGTCTATGTACATCAAAGATACAATAATAAATCAAAAGGTTGCATAGGTATATAAAAAAACCCGTAAGGCGAGAGGGCACTTACGGGCTCATGCTTTCGAGTAGTGGGCTCGACTAGGCATCACACCGTAAAGGTAAAACTAATTTTCCGAATTGTAAAACGTAAAGCAAACATTAAAAAATAATAGCCCTATCACAAGTTCGTAGAACTCACGCCCGTCATGCTCGCTTCCCTCGAAGTTGTAAACCCCTAGCGATATGTCGCCCTTTAGAATGTCATTAATCTCAATCGTTATCATTGTTTATATGTTTTGCTCGTTTCTCGTTGTACTCCATCAACTTTAGCCTGAACGTAAGCACACCGATACCAATACCGATAACCAATGCCACGAACTGTAGTATCGGGGTTAGCGTGTCTAAAAACGGCTGTAAAAACGCCCACAAGCTAGTTACAAAACCCAAAGTCGGATGTTTGCGTAAAAAATCCTCCACCTTTTCCATTTGTTTGCGCCCCCCAAAGGCATTGTTAATTATTCTTTTTGTTCACCTC